TCTGTCACAGCTTAAAGTGTCTCACCAAAAAGTGTCTCACTCGCACGAGAAGGGTTGACAGGGCGGTGGCGTTCCCCGCCGCCCCGATCACTCAAGCGGTGCGCTGGAGAACATACTCCATCGACCGTTTGCGCGGCACACGCCGACCGTTGAGCTTCCAGACAATCACGGCAAGTCCGTACTCAAACCGGCGGTGTGCTGTCGCACGACTGATACCATGGTGCCAGGTAATCCGTTTCCACGGCTTGCGGTTGGCGCGCGCCCAAAGGATCTGGCCGATGTCCTTGTCGACCCACCGCAGCCACACCATCGCCTCATCGGCTTGCGTGATCATCCGTGGCGAGGGCAGAGGTCGACGCATCTTCGGCTCCTGTTCGACTTGGTCAGCGAAGCCATGCACGTATTCGGGCCAGGCGCTGACATAGCCCTGTGGGCGTACCGGCGGCAGGCTGCGCATGACGTCTGCCGCGAGGTCCAGCCTGTCAGCTACCATGGCGCGGGTCCAATCATCGGCCATTGCGCACCTCCCGCACCGCGGGCAGCTTGCCGTACAGCTTTTCGCCAAGCTGGCGGATCAGTTCGCGCTCTGGCCAGGTCAGCCGGTGATCATCGAGCGAGACCGCCAGCATGTGCTGTTCCTGCCAGCCATCGCGCTTGACCTGTTCGGGCTCACGGCGATCGCCGCCGTAACCCTTGGGGGTGAACCGCATGCCCATCAGCCCAGCCCTCCCTGCGTCTCGATGGCCCAGAGCAGGATTGCGATCGCGTCGGCCTCGTTGTCATCGACCGGGCTGAAGCCGCGGGCTTGTGCGGCGGCGATCATGGCCGGTTTGTTGGCGTTGCCCTGGCCCGTCAGGAATTTCTTGATGGTGCCAACCGGCACGCCCTGGTACGGCACACCGCGCAACTCGCCCCAGCTGGTCAGAACAGCCAGCAGACCCCCAAAGACATGGGCTGCGTCGGTTCCCACGTGTCGACGCACTTCTTCGAAATAGATCGCCTCGATCGGACCGCTGAGCCGGTCGATCTCGGTCAGCCAGTTGGTAAAGCGCAGATAGCGCATGCCGCCACCGTCGTATCGGCTTGGCTTGAAGCTGACGGTGCCGCTGGTGATCAGGCCGTCAAAGCCGCGGATGGCCCAGCCGGTGGTGGTGCCGAGGTCAAGCGCGAGGATCGTGCGTGGGCCCTGTGCAGGCGGCATGGGCGTTTTCGGGGTTGCGCCGAGATTGGCGTCGGCGAGAGTCGTATCAGCCATGAGTGGTCTCCTCTTCTGGTTGGCTGTTCGGGTGGAAGACGACGGCGGTTGATGCTTGGCGGTACCGGCCGCCGTCGTCGGATGAATGTGTTTCGGGGATTTCTTGTGCACACCAACTTCGCAGCCCAAGTCGAGCCCAGGGGAAGGAAGTGTCTTCCCCGCCTTTAGCGGGGAGGACACCTTCCCCTTTAGGGGGGGGAAAAACCGGTTTTTGAGTTTTGGCGTAACTTATTGTTATTGAATGGAAATAATCAAAACCCAGAATCGTTTTTCCTCGAGGGCAATCCGGTTTTTGAGTTTTGACGCAAGCCATTGAATTTAATGGTGGATTTCCAAAACTCAGAAACCGTTCGTTCAAAATCCGCACCGGTTTTTGGCCAAAATCCGGACGATCCGGAATTTGAAACAGACCTGTTTGGAGGACAATTCTCATTCTGCACCCCCGTCCTGGTCGACCCAGATTTCGGAGTTTTCGACCGGTAGGAGCCCCCCGGTTTCCTCGCACATGAAATGACTCGGCTGCACTTTGATGAAGATGGGAGACACTTCCCCGGTATCGGCATCGATCCTGTCGTCTTCAGTTTTCAGAAGCATCTCCCTGACGCACAGGAACCCGTATTTCGACTGGTTCATCTTGAGGCCGATTTCTGCAGCCTTCTCACCCTGCAGATATTTGACATGGCCCTTGGTAGCGAGAACACGCAGCCGCTCGACAATGCTTGTTTTTCCGCCAAGACTGCCCTTGTTCTCGAACTTCGCGGCGAACTGGGTCGGCGTGAACATCTTGCCGCGCGCTGCCTGCTCGGCGATCATCTGGATGATCACGTCGCCTTTACGCACACGTTCCGCATCGTGCTTGGCCCCAACATCCTTGCGCACCAACCGCTCGTTCATCGGGTTGATCTCGGTCCATTCCCCCTTGACCTTGTCGATCAGTTTGGCCGCCAGCGCCGGCCCGTTGCGCAGCTCGATCTCCAGTTTGCGCTGTGGGCTTTCTTCATCAGGCCGGTGCAGGATCAGGCCAGAGGTGTAGAAGCCGCGCAGAGCGCTAGCTCCTGACAGGGCCAGAAACGGGTCATCCTTGACCTGCTGCTTGCTGAGTTTCTTGGTATGGTGCGCGAGGATCACGCCGCAGTCGGGGTTAATGTGATCGCGTAGAACCTCGACCCGGTCCTTCAGGAAAAACATCATCGCGGTGTTGTCATTTTCACCGCCGCCGTCAGGCCCGCCGTCAAAGAGGTTGCGGATCGGGTCGATGCAAATGATGTCGACCGGATCGGCCGGGAATGCTCGCCGGATAGCCTGTGCGACACGGACGCTGCCCTCGATATCAAGCAGAAGGTTCAGCTTTGGCGTGGCCACCAGATTGTCCCTCGCACCGGTCAGGACCTCTTTCGGCAGGGAGATCTGCTTCATGCGCTCGCGCAGATAGTGGTACTGGATTTCGGCCTGCAGGTAGAACACGCGCAACGGTCGCGGCGGTGTGAAGCCGAGAAACGGCACGCCCGCGGCCATGTGCACCAGCCAGGAGATCAGCAGATCGCTCTTGCCAACCTTGGGTGCGCCACCCAGCACCAGCAGCCCACCCGGCGTCAGAACGCGCGGTGCGATGATGTCGGCGGGCATCGGGCTGTCATCGTCCAGCAGCGCGCCAAGCGTGAAGGCGGGCATCTCATTCGGCGCAGGCGCGGCGCTATCTAAGCGGATGAGCGGCGGTCCATACTTTTCAACATGGCGGGCCCAGAGCCGTTCGGACTCGCGCTTGAGGCGCTCCACCGACCACTGGGGCCGCAGCATTGCGGCGTTGTAGCCGCAGATGCCCTCCCAGCCCTCGTCTTTCGACATCCGGCCCTCATGGACCATGCGGATGAAATACCCGATGGCGGCCGAAGCCCCCTCAAAGCGCGACCAGTCGTCTTGCGCGCTTTCGCGCACCGGGGTGACCAGCACCTCATCGACGGCAGGCTTGTCGGGCGTGGCGAAGTCCGGCTGCAGCGACACGCCCGGTGCCGGCGGCATATCGGTGACAGCTTCGGTGAACTCGCCCAGATCGCGCTCGAGATCTGCGTTCAGCGTGACGATGCGCACTTGGGTCTTGAGGCTGTTCTTGTAATAGACCGAGCCTGCCACGCGGATGGGCTGATGCGCTGAGCGGAAATGCATATCGCCACCGACCTTGGCGGCAATGTCACCGCGGATACGGGTCACGCGCGCGATGTCGCTGCCCTCGGCAGGCTCGGTCAGTTTCCACCAGACATGCGCCTTGTGCTGGCCGTCTGGCGTCACACCGCCGCTCTCGACCACCATCGTGGGTGGGCCGAGATGACGTTCGAGATGCGCCCGCTTGGCGGCAATGTCGCCGGTGTCGATATCGACGACCACAGCCTGCATCTGCTGAATATCCGCTGCCTTGGCCTGTCCTTGCTCGGCAACAGTACCGGGGATGACATAGACGGCAGCACCTTCGCGCGCGGCCCAATTGGCGAAGGTGGTCATCTTGTCGGTGACATTTTCACCAGCATTGATCCAGATGTTATGCGGGCGGCCATCAAAGCCCTGCCCCTTGTCGATGAAGCTGCGGACCGGGATCAGGCTGTCGCAATAGCCGAACACCACCTCCATGAACTGGGCGATCTGCTCAGGGTCCGGCTCATCGCCGAACACATCGATCTGTGGCGCGGCATCGTTGAAGTCCCGCCACGGGTTGAAATGGACGAGATTTTCCTTGGGCGTCTCAGAGGATGGGTCATCCGATGGGGTTTGAGGGTCGTCGTGATTGGTGCTCATGGTGGCATCCTCCGTGTCGTTTGGGGTGTCGGGTGGATCGTTTGGGGCATCCGTCATGTCGGCAGCCCCCAACACCGCTCTGCCCAGGAGCAGAACCGGCATTCGAAAAAGTCGCGATTGGCGGCGACGCGCGGCAGCAAGTCACCTGCGTCAGTGGCCTGCAGGATCCGAACGCCGCGGTCGGACATGCGCTGCGCGAGATCGGCGTCGAAAGGCACCAGCTCGTGGTGCATCTCTGCCGTGTCCTTGTTGATGGCGGTGAACACGGCGGGGGCAGCGCTGATGCCCGGCACGCTTGCTTCCATGTAGGCTTGGTAGACGGCGATCTGGGCGGCATAGACAGGCTTGGATTTGGTGACGCCATCCTTGACGCAGGCGCGCCAGTTCTTGGCGTTCATGGTTTTGCATTCCCAGAGTGCGGGGACGGCGAGGCCGAAGCCTTCCGGCCCGGCGGCAAAGATGCCATCGACATGACCGCGAATGCGCCCGCCCGCGACAGAGAACCCGAACTGGCCACCGTCAGGACGATTACCTCTCTGCGTATAGATCTCGAACCCCGCGCCGCGCAGCCAGCGGATGGCGAGGTCTTCCAGCTCGTGCCCAATGGCGAAGATGCGCAGCAGCTGGCCGGAGAAGTCCTGCCCCTCGTCCTTGGGCGTGTGTGTGAACTCGAACTGCAGGGCGCGTTCGCAGGCGTGGCCAAGCCGCGAGCCACCAAGGTAATCACGGGGCGTGCGGGTGGCGTTTTCAGCGGTCAGAGCTGCATCAATGGTCTCGTTGACGCACTCGGCGAAGCTGGCTTTGTGATTGTAATCCAGCATCAGAAGGGTACCTCCGATTGGCTGGCGATCTCGACCATGGCTTCACGGAATTCGGTCACGGCGATCTCAATCAACCAAAGAACCTGGACTTCGGTGAGATCGCAAAGGCGCGTGTTCCAGCCGTATTTCTCCATCTGGCGCGCTACGGGCTTGAGGCTGCCCAAGATCGCCATGTGCTCTTCTTCGGTTATCTCTGCCATGTTCAGTCCTTTCCTGGCTTTTCGTGTGAAGGCTGCCTGGCACTGCATTGAGCAGAACCAGCGGTATGTGCGTTTGCCGCGCGGCCTATTCGGATCGAACCAACCGAAGCCGCGGGTGCGGGAGGTGCAGGCGGCGCAGAGCGTGCCGCGCGGATGCCACAGGCGATCAAAGCTCGGGCGATCCGCAGCCTCTGTGGGCGGGGATGGGATTTGCGCGACATGGCTCATGCGGCCTCCCGCGCGGTTGGGGCCGCGCTGGTGATCAACCCGCGAATGGCGCGCTTGTTGAACCCGAAGGTCATCAGCGCCGAGGCCTTGTAGCGGGTCAGGCCAAAATCGCTGCGCGCGGCGGGTGAGAGATATTGCAGCTGCTTTTCCGTGGCGGGCTGGTTCAGCCAGGCGCGCGTCTTGAAGGCGCTTTCGTCAGTCTCGTGGTCGTTGAGCCAATCATCAGCCTGCGCGAGACAGACGCTGCGCTCGCCGATCCCCAGCAGCTGCGGCTGCACACCCCGTGCGCCGCCAATGCTGTACCAGAGGCCATCGAGCCAGAAGATCCCGCCCCATGCTGAAAAGCCCGTCGCCAGAAGCGCATCCTCGGTGCCGAAGAGATCGACCCATTCGAAACTGGAGCGCTTGAGCAGATCAATCTCGGTCATAACGAACCCGGAAAGAGCTCCGCCGAGGGCTCCCTCAAGGGTTTCACCCTCATCCTCGACCAACAGCTCACCGCAAATCGGGCATTCGCGCGATGCCAGAGGAATATCGGCCTGGCACGCCGGGCAGGTTTTCGAGGGGGCTTCGCCGCTGGTGTTCTTGCCCTCCAGATCGACGTCCTGCTCCAGCGTGCCGTGGGTCAGGCTCGAGGTGCCAAAATCCAGCACCACGCAATCGGTCTTGACCACGCCCGGGTGCTCGGCGGGATCCACGGTGCGCAGGCCGCGCCCGACCATCTGGATCATGGTGGACTTGTAAGAACTGGGCCGCAGCAGCACGACGCAGGACGTGGGCGGGTGGTCCCAGCCTTCCGTGAGCACCGCCACGTTTGTGATGACGCGGATTTCGCCCTTGGCGAAGGCAGTCAGGATATTGCGGCGTTCCTCGCCGGGCAGATCGCCATGGATCAGACCGGTCGGAATTCCCGCGGCATTGAAGGCCTCGGCGACATGGGCGGCATGGGCCACGGTGGAGCAGAAGACGACCGTGGGCCGATCAGCGGCCTTCTCCTGCCAGTTGCGCACAACTTCCTCGGTGATCGGCGCGCGGTCCATGATTTCGGCCACCTCAGACATGTCAAAGTCCGACACGGTCTTGCGCACCGCCCTGAGCTTGTCCTGCACACCCACATCGATGACAAAGGTGCGCGGCGGCACGAGGTGACCTGATGCGATCAACTCGCCCAAGCGCACCTGATCGGCAACATTGTCAAAGACAGCGCGCAGACCCTTCTTGTCGCCGCGGTTCGGTGTGGCGGTGACGCCGAAGATCCGGGCGTCGGGGTTGGCATCACGGACGCGGTCAATGATGCGGCGATAGCTGTCGGCCACGGCGTGATGGGCCTCATCGATCACCAGCAGGTCCAGCTTCGGCATTGCGTCCAGATTGCGCTCGCGCGCCAGTGTCGGCACCATGGCGAACGTCACCTGGCCGCCCCAGGATTTGCTGGTGGCATCCACCACCGAGGTGGTGATGGCGGCATTGACCCGGCCAAACTTGTCGCGGTTCTGCGCTGTCAACTCGTCTCGATGCGCCAGCACGCATGCTTTGGCGGCGCTGTCGCCGATCACCTCACCAGTGACCGCCGACAGCATGATCGTCTTGCCCGCTCCAGTCGGCGCGATGCCGAGTGTGTTGTCGCGGGTGCCGAGCGCAGACAGGCTGCGCTCGACGAAGAGTTTCTGGCGGGGACGCAATCGCATGGCTCTGGCCCCTCACTCAGCCCAGCTCGGACGACCCGAGAAGCTTGGTGCGGCGGGCGCTTGCTGCGCGGGCGTCTGCTGCGATTGTGGCTGTGACGCCGGGGCCGGATGGCCTTGCACAGGCGCAGATGTGGCCGGTGCCTGATACTGTGCCCCCGATGCGGGGGGCTGGGGCTGCATCTGTGCTGCCATGCCCTGTGCCGCGACATGGCCCATCACCTGCGGGTAATCGCGATGATCGGGCATAACCGCGCTCTTGATCTCGTTCTTGTCCTCGCCGTTGGTGTCCTGTCCAACGTCGATCCGGGCGATAAATTCCAGACCATCGAGGTCAGCGAACCCGTTGATCCGGCGGCGAGCCTGAGCCTCGGGGGAATTGTCCTTGTCCGAGATGCCACGCGACGAATTGAGAATGCCCCGCACAAGGCTGCGGCCCATGTTGGCCCAGTTCGGACCATTGGGGCTGTACAGCCCGATCAGCGACCAGATCTTGCGCTTGGCATAGGGCCCTTCAAGCACCGTATATTCGGCATCAAGATAGACAGACCCTGTGCTGCCCCGTTTGGCATAACCGCCGGTCCAACCTTGGGTGGGATCATCAAACCCGCCGGGGCGCAGCGTCAGGCGCACCTTGGCCAGCGTGCCCTTGGGGATGACATTGCTGTTTGATTGGGCGTCGTTGAAATCGTTCCAGAGAGACATGGGTGAAGTCCTTTCAGTTGGGGGTGTCATTGGAGGGGGTGGTGGCCTGCGCCGCTGGCGGTGTCGGCAGCTGCGGGGCCTCAAAGGTCAGGCGACGGTCTGCGGGGATGAGCGGGCCCCGGATCTTGTCCATCAGCCTTCCAAGATGCGGAGGTTCGACCATGTCGAGACGCCCAGACCGATCCTTGGCCGGGAAACCCCAGGGATTGAGCGTGTGACAGACAAATCCGCGCTGAGGCGCGCCGTCCCCGCCTGCAATATCAGTCATGGTGATGACCTGATCGACGATCCCGGGCAGCTCCAACCCGGTCTTGGAGCCGTCGATCTGCGGCGAGAACACCTTACGGTTGAAGTCATCGAGCTTCTGATCGAGGATGCCGACAAACCAGATGTTTTTGCCGCGGGTGTGCTGAAGATGTGTGAGCCAAGCGATCATCTCGCGCCCGTGCAAGCCATAGGCACCGCGCACATCCGGCTTGCCCGTCTTTTCTGACAGCGCCTCGGGCTGACCCTTGCACCAGCCAAAGCAGAGCCGCCCTGCCACGGTGATGGAGTCGATGAACACCGTGTCATATTTGGCCAGCATCGCCGGGTCGCCGTACTTAGCGCAGACCGCCTCAAAGTGCGCCTGACTGTAGGGCTGATCCGCGCGCAGTGCCGGGTTGGGCCCGCCGATGAACACGGCAAAATCCCGGCATTCCGTCCAGGTCCGTGGGCGGATGGCGTCGATGGCCAGCCCCTCGATCGCGAGATCACCCGCTTCCAGATCGAAAAACAGCGTGGTCGAGTTCAACAGCGTCCAAAGCAGACTGGTTTTGCCGATGCCCGAGGGCCCGAAGATGACGCCTTTGATGCCGCGCGGCTCAGCCATGCGCTGGTCGGCGGTGATAATGGGGAGCGCGCCGGTCATGACAGCACCTCGCCGTTCATATCAGCGGCACTCGCGTCACCAGTCACGGCAATGTAAAGCGCATCAAGCCGGTCGGCCTCGGCGAGGCATTCACGCCCCTTACGCCGCATGAAGCGTCGAGCATCGTTCAGCAGTTCCGGGTCTTCGATAAGGCCCGGGACCGCGACATATTCCTCGGCGCTTTCAACGAAGTAGGATTTCGAGCGCAGGTCACTGACAAGCGGCGCAAACGCGTCGCATCGGTCGGCGAAATCCGTCTGGTTCAAAACGTCATGACGGTTTCGCAGGATACGTTTCACTTCGGAAATGATCCCGGTGCGCAACATGCGCATCGCGCCTTCCGCCCGTGCCTGCGAACAGGTCAACGGGAACGCCGCGCCCATGATATCGTCGGCTATTTTTGGGGCATTGTTGCCAAGCTGGGATGCCACCTCCCAGACACGTTCGCCAAAGGCCGCTGACTGACTGTCAAGCATCGAACCACTCCTTGATTTTGGTGAAAGCTTTCGACCCCGCAGCGATGGCGGCGGCATCGAGATGGTGAAACTGGCTGTCGCTGGCCTCGTGCAAACCGTCCCGAGCCAACTCGAGATTGTCGTCCGAGGCCCATTCAGCGAAGGCGCGGAACGTGCCGGTGACATGCTGCCAGGCAGCCTGTTGTGGCGTCGGCGGGACATAAAGCGGGTTCCGACGACTGGGTTTGCGCTGAGGGCGCATGCCTCGCACGGCGGCATCGACCACCATCTTGCGCAGCGCTGCCCGGTTCGGTTCTTCGCCACGCTCAAGCTTTTCGTCGAGGGTGCGACGGATGATGCCGGGATCAGCGGCCTCGGCATCTCGGAGCAGACGTGCTTCGTGGATCTCGCGTCGGTTCAGTCCAAGGTCGGCGGCACTTGCGACAACTTCGTTCACATCGCGAACGAGGTCAGTCCTGGCACCTTGGCGTCCAACGTCACCATCTGCCTGTGCACCGTCATATTCATCGGCGAGCCGTCGCTTTGCGGCTGCCTCGATCTCCAGTGCATGGGCCTGCGCGCGATGCGCCGCCGCAACCAGGTCGTCATGCGCGGCTTTGGCCCGGCCCAACCGGGCTGCGCGTTTCGCGGTGTCATAAACAAAACCGGCGGCCTCGCGGGCCTCGAGCACTTCTGCCGCGGTCTTGGCACCTGCCAGCATTGTCGCTGCGTGATCAATCAGGCCGGGAAGACCCTCGATCGTCTGTGGAATGGGGCTGAGCGCTGTCATTGGCCGCGCTCCACTGTGCCTGTGGAGGCAATCATTCCCAGAGCAGCGCCGACATGGGTCTCGGGGGTGGCTCCACGCGCCAGCAGGCGATCCAGTAGGACCGACAAGGCCTGCTCAGTCTCGCTCGCTGACTGACAAATGTCGCGCTCGGTCTTGATCGCGAGATAAAGGTCCGCCAAGGTCGCCCCTTGCGGGCTGAACAGGGACACCATCTTCGGCTCGTCATCATCGGCGACGTCAACTTCGATGATCAAAGGAAGCCGCGACACCAACCGTTTCGGAAGCAATCCATCCGGGATGATGGAGCGCGGATCGTCGCTGGAGGGCGCGTCATAGGTGACATTGTCGACGTCGGTGGTCTCGCCAACCCGGCCGCTGGTATAAACGGCGAGTAACGGCGTGCCATCGGCATGCGTGCCGGCATCTTCGATCCGGTAATGACCCTGCGGCTCGAGGACCCCGGTGAGTTCCCAGCGACGGAAAAGCCCGGGAATACGCTTCAGGGTTTCGAGCAACATTTCGCTGTTGTTCATGAGATTGGTCTTTCTGGAGGGAATTGAATTGTTGGGAGCGTCTGAATGAGAAAAGCCATTTTCCGGGCTGATCTGGGACAGGCGGTTCGATGATTTTTGCGCTATCATTCCGATGCCTCACTCGGCTCGATCTCGACCTTCAGCATGCCGGGCCGAACGGTCCGCGCAGGTTCAAAGTCTTTCCGAATGGCATCAGGCCAGGCGCCGTACTTGCGCTCGGGCACCTTGATCGCAATGTCGACATATTGCGCAGGGTCGTCATCGGCAGCGCGGATCCGCGCGACCAACGCCGTGAGTTTGTCCTGATCCCAGTCAACGCGTTTCGGCAGATCGGCCACGATGGTATAATCGCCATCCGTAAGGCGCACGGTGCCGGTATCCTTGCCGCAGGCCCGGCGCGCCTCAGCGGCGCGGGTGGCGTAGCGCACCTCGAGAGCGGTGCGGAACCGCGCGGTCGCGATGCGCATCTGCTTGGCTGCATGCGCCAGTTCGGCCTGCAGGCTCGCCAGCAGTTCCACCGGCATCTGCGCCAACTCACCGGTCGGCATGTTGAGCATGTCGTCCACGCTCGGGGTGTTTTCTGGGTAATTCATAGGGGGTTCCTTTTTTGGGGGATGGGTCAGGCGGCCACGGCAGCCAGTTGCGTGACGGCATCGGCTGAACTGCGCGTCTTGGGGCGCGCGATAGCGAGATAAGAAAACAGGTCCGGACCGAGGCGTTCCTGGACGAGGTGGACGAGGCCTTGGGCCTCTGTCCAAAACGCCCGTGTTCCCAACAGGCGCAGTTCGTTGCGCTCGTTGTCACCAAGCTTGGAAAGCCCGTGGAAGGTATCAAGCACCAGAAACCCGCGATGATATTCCAGACGGTCACCGGGCATGGCCTGCGCCACCCAGGCGCAGAACTGGATTTCCGTGAGCGGACCCTTCGGCCGGATCGTAGTGATGGTTGCAGTGGTCATGTTGCTGGCCTCCTCGCCTTGCTTCTACTCACGCGATCTCAAAACCGTCCCAGTAGGGGCCGAGACCGAAAGCGGTGAGCACAGGTCGAAGGGCGGAGATCCGGCGATAGAGGGTGGCGCGCTTGAGGTCCCCATGTGCGACCAGATCAGACACAGTGAGCCGGGACAGTGCGCGGCAGAGCTGACGGTCATCGTCGCGCAGGCGGGCCAGCGCGCAGTTCGTGGCGAGCCTTGCATGCTGCATGTCGATGTCGAACGGGCGCTGACCGTACCAGCTGGCCAGGCCATCCTCTTCAAGCAGCAGGTTTTTCAGGGGCTCGCGACTGCCGGCCATCGGGACGTCGAGCGAAAGCATCCATCCGCCTTGCTCGCGGCGCTGACGCTGGATCCGCATTGCGATCCGCGACGACTGGTTGCGCAGGACGATATTGGCGAAGGCGCCGATGCCGCCGCGGCGGGCATCATACCCGGGCAAGCG